AACAATTTCTGTTCTGTCTTCTCCGACAAAAAAGGAATATTTACCTTTTTATTTAATTGCCTTGCTATCTCTTTGATTATTGAATCGCTCATTGTTCCTCCTTATTCCCAATGCCCCACTTTTTCTATTGTTACATTTGGGATACCCTGTTCTTCCTGTACAACCTCATCAATTACTATTTGACAATAGGTAGAACCGAAGTTTACTGCCAGAACCTCTTTGTCACCATCATTAAATAGAGAACCAGTTACACGAATTACATCTTGTCCTGCAAAGCCAGGATACCTTCTAGTATTATCAAAACTATAATTAAAGAATATGCTACTACTATCTAATATGAAAGACATTGTCCTTGTTACTTTGAAAACATATCCAAAATAATGGCGATAATCCTCTTTATTCCGAACATCTTTTTCTGTTTTTATATATATTTTACTTTTAGAGCCGTCAAATTCCTCATCTATATTAACTATTACATTTTTAATGTAATAGAACTCATTATTTTGTTTATCTTCCAAAAGTATATTTATTTTCTTATTAAGATAATCAGTATCTAAAATGTCAAGATTAGCAGGAGTAACCTCTGAAATTGCTCCCTCTAATGTGCCTTTTCTAACTCCATATAGAACTATGCCACTGTTCAGTTCTGTCTTTTCAGCATCGCCAATCAAAAATTTTACACTATTTTTATAAAAATCCCCAACCTTTAAAGAACCATCACGAAAAGCAAGAACCTGCTCATATGTAGGTGGAAAAGACAAAGAACCTTCTGAGGCAAGTCTAATATACATAGTATATTTACGGCTTATACCTCTTGTTGAATTATAAGAAAAACTCATACCTATCTCCTTATTCCCAAGTTCCCACTTTTTCTATTGTTACCTCAGGGGTTCCCTGTTCCTCTTTTAATGTTCCATCAACCAGTATAAAGCAGTCCCCAGCACCAAAACTCACTTCCAAAACCTCATAATCACCATCGTTAAAGAGAGAGCCAGATACACGAATAATATCTTCTTGGGCAAAACCAGGAAGGATTTTTGTATGATCAAAATCATAATCAAATATGATTTTAGAGGTTGCCTCGTCAAAAGAAGTATTACTTGGAGTTACTTTGAAAATATACCCAAAATATTTCCTGTAATCCTCTTTATTCAGAAATTCTTTTTCTATTTTCAGGTATATCTTACTTTTAGAGCCGTCAAATTCCTCATCTATATTAATCACTACATCACCAATGTAATAGAATTCATTATTCTGCTCATCTTCCAACAAAACATTTACTTTTTTTGTGTTATAAAATTCATCCAATACATCAGAGTTATCTGGAGTAACCTCTGAGATTGCTCCTTCTAATGAGCCTTTTCTAATTCCATATAGAACTGTGCTACTATTCAGTTCTGTCTTTTCAGCATCGCCAATGTTAAATTTTATACTATTTTTATAGAAATCTCCGACTTTTAATGCATTACTCCGAAAAGTAATAACTTCAAAATATGTAGGAGGGAAAGGCAGTGATGCTTGTGATGCAAGGCGGATATACATAGTATATCTACGGTTTATGCCTCTTCTTGAGTCATAAAAGAAATCCATAATTCCCCCGAGAGATATTTTCTATGCTGCCGGGATTGCGCCATAATATCTAAAATCAGATTTCAAGATTACTTCTTTGTCCCCTTTTAGTGGGATATTCACTTTACCATTGCTTTCAAACTCCTCTCCCACTTCCAGTATCATATATTTGATCACAATAAATTCTTGATTATCAACATCTTCTAGCAGTATGTCAACAGGAGTATTATCAAATGTATTAAGAGCGAGAAGGTTGTCAGGAGTAACTTCTGATACTATTGCCTCAAAGTGTCCTGTTTTTACGCCGTATATAACAGCGCCCGAATTTAACTCTTCCTTTTCCGTTGATTCTATCTTTGTCTTTACGCTACTCTTTCTACAGTCGCCTATATGAGTTGCCGTAGTATCCCTGAACGTCTCATATGCTGCTTTGTTCCATCCCGATGGGTCAAGACTTTCGTCACCGGCTGCAATATATACCTCATATTTTCTACTTATTCCTTTTGTTGAGCCGTATGTATAAGCCATTGTTTCTCTCCTTTCTCACCACAGTGGACTCTGTGGCGAAAAATCCCGACTAACTATTAGTATTTGCGTATTTGGTGTAAATATACTCACCAGCACCTTGCTGTTCTGTTCCACCAAACACAGAATAAATGTTCAAGTAATCGCCTGGGATACCTGCTGCAGGCTGTAGTTTTGCTCCGAATTCCTTCTGTCTTGCGAAACCAAGTGCTAACTTACTCATAAACCAGCATGCCTTTCTGACACGACTGGCTGGAGTGTCTGTCCAGTTGCCCCCAGTAGTAACTTCTACCATCTTGGAATACAGAACCACTTCAAATCCTAAAACATTCCCAACTACTCCTTCTGGAATGCCTAAATCGTTTCTATATTCTCTTTTAACGAGTTGAGGAATATCAAACAACTGATCTTCAAGATTTGGACCTATTACACATACTCTACCGTTCTCTGGCGCTTCTGCATCATTTAGATATGCTCGTGCATCCCTGAAATCTTGGAAAGTTAACACATCATTTACATCATCAGCAAAGTTGACTTTTGCCCCAGCATTACTATATGCAAGCTTCATTATGAAATATTCATAAGCATCCAGAAGTCCATCTTTAGCATTTGCTGAATATATATCCAGCAAAGAGAGGTTTGTTTGAGCATTATCAATATCATTTATGATCTGTGGTACGCCCTTTTTTTGATCAAAATTAATATCAATTGTAGATTTGGTGGGAGAAACAAAATCGCCCAGATCTATTGGCATGTCTACAGCATCAACTTTGCTTATTTTTGGTCCGTGATATCCTGATGCTGACTTTCCTAATACTAATGGTGTATAATCAGTAACATAAGAAAAGAGTCGCTTTTTCTTACTTTCTAACTCTTTTTTCATTTGTTCTAATGTTTTTGTTCCCCATAGTTCTGGATAGAAACCCATTTTTTACCTTCCTTTCTTACCCATAAATATATTTTTCACGCAATTTTTCTACAAGTTGTGGATTATCTTTTTGCATTTTTATCATTCTCTTAGGGTCAGAGAGCAGATCTTCATAAGTGAGTTCATCATCTTTTTTGAAATTTAAATCCGCTGTATCAGTTAGATTGTGTGGCTTACAAGTTTTGAGATACTTTTCAAATTTCTCCTTATCTGCAAGACATAGTTCAATTGCCCATTCTTTTTGTGATGGTAAAAGCAATTTTTCGTCAATTGCTTTATTGATAATAGTTTCTGCAGATGTCTTTGCTTGTTCCTTTTCTGTCTCTTCAATCTTTTTAGTTGCTTTTTGAAGTTTACCTTCTAATTCTTTCTTCTCTATTTCTAGTTGCATCTTTGCTTCAATGAGTGCCTCATATTTTTCTTGTAATTCAGCGAAATCCATAAAATCCTCCTTTGAATATTTTGATAATTCAGGTGCTTTTAGGTCTAAATCTTTATAATGAGCCTTTAGATGATTATAAACTTGTTTCTTTGCCTCACCTGTATCAACTCCACCTCTTGCTCCTTTCAGTGCTGACATTGCTGCAAAAACCCCTTTTCTAGAAATGACTAATTTTCCATTCTCAACATAATGATGAGGCAGTTTATATCCTGCAAAATTCTCTATATCTTCATCATCATACAAAGCGAACCCAAGACGATATTTACTCCAATCAATTGTATCTTTGTCCCCAGAGCCATCTTTACTTGCCCATTTTTTTAATTGTTTTATTGCCTTGTTCTTATCCCATGCAGATTCACTAATTGATTTAATATGATGAGTCTTAACAGCTCTTTTTGCATTAGAAAATATCTCTGTGTCCTCTGTGTCTCTGTGGCTAAATTTATTAATAATTGGATTAAGTTCTTCTAAAAACGGTACATTTGTGAGCCCAACCGAATGTAATCGTGTGCCTATACTCTTTCCGGTTGTTCTATCTTGAGCATCAAATTCAATTACAGGTGAGAGATATTTATATTCTTTATTTTGAAGATGCTCTTTTGCCTTTTTGGTCCATTCAAGTTCAATACACCACACTCCATCATCTCTAATTTCCAATTCCTTAATCCAGCCAGCAGCAGGTGCAGGCTGACCATTCCATAGTGAATTCAAAGTCTGATGCTCATAATCAATCACAGTATCAACAGTAGATTTCTTAAAATTATCCAGGACCATTTCCGCATCAGTTTCATCAAATGCAAAATTATGATTTCTCTCACGCCATCTACCGAATGGGATAAGATGGATTTCGTCTGGAATCTTGCCTTCCAGTTCAACCTTAAAAGCAATAAACATATTTCATCCTTTCTGTAAAAAAACTAATATAGTAATGATTTTTGTCAACTAAACACTGGTGAAATACCAGTGGCATTTTACCCAGTATTTCTTGACAGAGATTGCTTTATTATTACATTTTTTATATGTATATAGAAGAAAAAATTCAGTGTAAAAAATTGTTTCTACAAGGTATTCCTATAAGGGAAATTGCAAAAACAACTGGTATTGGTTATCGCACGATATATAGATGGAAAAGTATTGAAAATTGGGACAAAGAATATGAAAAATTACAATTAGGGAATATAGGAATATCAGTTACACTTAAAAACGCTGCTATCAAGGTAATAAAACGTCTTGAGCAAGCAACAGAGGAAACAGGGGGAAAAGAGGAAGTTGCTCGTATTGCAGATACATTGGCGAAACTATCCAAAATAATGGATAGATTTGACCCCCAAAAAGTAATTTTTGCTGACTTAATGCATCTTTTTAATGTGCTTGTAGAATTTGCAGAGATGAAATCTGACAGCGATTTCTTAAGTAAATTACAAACCTATATCCCAGAGATAAGTAATTACATATTACATAAATTTGATGTAGATTAGATATCTGTGCCTCTGTGGTGAAAATAATGAATATAAAAAACCGAAAAGAATACGAAAAAGAACTACAAGCCTTGATTGATAGAATCAAGCGTCATGCTATCCCTTTTCCTAATGATACATTAGAAAAAAAAGAAGCAAGAAAAAAACGCTGTCTAAATGATTTCTTTCTATTCTGCAAAACTTATTTTCCGCATTACTTCACAAAACCATTCGGAAAGTTTCATCATAAATTAATTCAAATTGCAAAGAAACAACAATGTATCTCTGCAATAGCAGGACCACGAGGGCATGGAAAAACTGTTATTTTATCAATTGCTTATCCAATTTATCTTGCATTGAAAGAGCAGATTCATTTTCCTGTTTTTATATCAGAGAATAAAGATATAGCAAAGGCAAAAGTAGATGCAATGCGTGCAGAATTCACTTATAATGCTCGGATAATAAACGATTTTGGTAAACAGATACGCACTGGTGATTGGCAAGATTACGATTTCACTATCTCAACTGGAGCACGATTCCTTGCTCAAGGATATAGACAAATGATAAAAGGACTGCTACACGGTCCTTATAGACCGGATTATGTTGTTTTTGATGATTTAGAAGGTCATCTATCAATAGATTCAGAGCGAATTTCAAAAAAAAAATTGGACTATATTAGAGGCGATGCATTCGGCGCACTGTCAAAAAATGGTAGAGTGCTGTGGCTCGCTAATCTAACTCATTCTGGCTCTGCAATTGCAAGATTTAAGAATGAATGTGATGAGCATCCAGAGAACCAACAGACAAGATTTTATTTATTTAAGGCAATAGATGATAATGGCAACCTACTCTGGCCTGAAGGTTTCACGAAAAAAGATTTAGATAAGATAAAAAATGCTATGGGAACTGTTAATTTTGAGCGTCATTATCAGATGAATCCTATTGTGGAAGGCGATGTTTTTAAAGAGCAATGGTTTAAATTTATGGAATCCTTGTCTCCAGACAAGGATTTTATTAAGATTGTAACCTATATTGACCCATCACTTTCATCTAAAAAAACTGCTGACTATAAGGCAATAATAACAATTGGATGGGATGGCGATAATTATTGTATTATTGATTGTTTTATACGAAAATGCTCAATTGAAACAATGATTGATTATTCTTATGATATATATTGGAGATATAAGCCCTGCATAATTGCTATGGAGGATAATTTTTGGCAACAGATTTTATTTCAAGATTATGATAGGAAAGCAAAAGAAAAGGGTTTTCATCTACCTATAACAGGAGTAAATAATACAGTCCCAAAAACAATGAGAATTGAATCCTTGTCTCCACTTATAGAGCGTGGAAAAATATTATTTAATAGAAATATAGGTGATACAAAAATTTTAATTGAGCAATTACTCGGGTTCCCTGGTTTTCCAAATGATGATGGTCCAGACGCGCTGGAAGGAGCGATAAAACTGATAGAGACCGTATCTGCAAAGCCAGTTTATTATAGTATAAAAAGGCGACAAAAATGGTAAGGCTGAGGTCAGATAATGTCATGGATAAGTGATTTACAAAACAAAATAGATAACAAAAGCAAGATTCAGAAGGTAATTGGGCAACTTGCAGTAAGAAGTATTCAAAGAAATTTTGATGCTTGTGGTAGACCAGAACGATGGCAGGGATCAATTCGTGCTAAAATGAAGGGCGGAAAAACATTAACTTTAAGTGCTAAACTCAGGAACTCTATTGTTGCTAAAGTGCAAGGAGATATTATACGAATCGGCTCTAATTTAAGATATGCTAAAATACATCAGGAAGGTGGAGTCATTACCCCGAAAAGTGCTAAAATGCTTGCTATCCCACTCACTGCTATTGCAAAAGTTCAGGAACCAAAGGATTTTGATAATTTGTTTGTGTATAAATCTGCTAATAATAAGGTCTTTTTAGCACAAAGTAAAGATAAGAAACTTGTGTGTCATTACTTATTAAAAAGAAAAGTAGTAATCCCAGCCAGGCCTTTTTTAGTTATTCCAGAAGAGGATAAAGAGAGTTATATTACAGCAATTAGAGGCCACTTTTTTTAGTAAATTCTCTATATTCTCTGTGACTCTGTGGCAAAAGGAGATAAAATGTTTGATCAGATACAAGATAAGATAATACTTGCATTAAAAGAGATAGATACATTAAAAACAGTAGAAGATTATGAAGGTCAGTTTGAAGAGGATATTGATGAGATACAAAAACGGTTCCCTGTGGCTTTTGTGGACATTGATTCTATAAATCCAGAAGAAGAATTAAATTCTAGTAAGCAATTAGAACGGGCGGTATATGAAATTTTTGTCGGGTGTAAGTCATTACGCAGGACTATAAAGAGAGATGCTGTGTATGAATTGATTAAAAGTATAAAAGAGAAACTCCATAATAATACGCTTGAACTTGATATTGAACCTCTTAAATTTGATGGTGTAAGAAAATTAGTATCATTGCCATCAATCATTGTCTATGGGATACGATTTGAGACGGTTTATTAGTTTAAGTCATAGAGCGTAATGCATAAGGAAGGAGGAGAGATATGAAGAATATAGTTTTGATAGCAGGGCATTCTATAGAAAAACCAGGGGCAATAGTCAAAGGAATAAAAGAATATTCTCTCTCAAAAGTAATAGTTGATGCTATTACTTTTGCAGGTGATCTGCCAGTCAAGGTTCATACTTTTAACATAAAGAGATTACTCGCTAAAATAGATATGGTAAATAGAATAAATCCAGACCTTGCGATAGAACTCCACTGGAATGCTTGTAATAATAATAATGTAAAAGGTAGCGAGGTTTTTCATTATCCTACGAGTAAAATCGGTAAGAAATGTGCAGAGGAATATTGCTCAATATTTGAGCAAGTATCAGGTGTAAAAACAAGAGGTGCAAAACCTGACAATCAATCACAATATGATTCACTTGCATGGTGCAGAAAAACTAAATGCCCAGCGATTTTGATAGAAAATGAATTCCTAACATATAAAAATTTTAATAAAGCATTATATTATTATCTATCTGTTGCAGCAATGATGAGATTTTTCTATAAAATAAAGTATTTATAATCATAATAGAACACAGATTTCGCAGATAACACAGATGGACACGGATAAAAACTAAAAAATCAATCAGTGAAAATCAGTGTAATCAGTGTCAGTATTTATAATCATAATAGAACACAGATTTCGCAGATAACACAGATGGACACGGATAAAAACTAAAAAATCAATCAGTGAAAATCAGTGTAATCAGTGTCTAAATAAAGAAGATTTCTATACTATAATAGATTTAATATCTCTTGATGAACTTACTGATAATGATGATGATTTATTAAATAATGCAATTGATAATGCTATATCTTTTGTTGGAAATTTTATTAGAGGTAATTATAAGATGCCAGATGAGAATCTTCACCAGATACTTAAATCTATTGTAATTGATATTGTTTTATATAATTTACACGCAAAGATTGCAGGTAAGGATATTCCAGAAATTCGTCATAAAAGATATGATAATTCAATTAAACTTCTTGAGAAAATATCAAAGGGCGAAATAAAAATCGGATTATCAAAATCAGAACAAACCGAGAATGTTTTTAGACCAGAATGGATTTCTAACAAGAGAATATTCCCAGAGGATAGAACAGTATCAGAGGGGGTTGGCGATGTTTAAGATATTAAAGAGAAAAGATAAAAAACCCAGAAAATTACTGAATGAAATCACATACATAAAAGATCCTACAATAACTTTTGCATTAACATCAGAATTCACTCCTTCTGAGTTAAAACAAGCGATACATCAGTTCAGAGGTAAATATCCTGTTGATACGCCATCATTACTAAACCTACAAAAAATATTTGATGTTATGATGGATTATGACCCTACTTTACAAGGATTAATTGAGACAAGAGTTCTGGCTATTACTGGAAAGGATTATCAGTTTATATCTGCTGATGAAACGAAAAACGCTATTGAGCAGGCTGATTTTTGTAAGAATAATATTGAAAAATTATTCCCTGGATTGCTTAGAGAATTACTCTATACACGACTACGGGGAGTATCTGTTATTGAAAAGATTTTTGATATACAGAATAATAAAATTGTTCTTGATAAAATTAAATCTTATAAAAGGGATTTATTTAGGATAAAAGATGGCACTATAGTGTATAAAGATGAGAATGGTCAGGTCTATGAATTAAATGAAGATAAATTTATTGTTCTATACGAACCAATGCCTATTTTATTACCAGTTGCGATATTTTATCTTTATAAATTTTATGCACTAAAAAACTGGGCTATTTATAGCGAAATATATGGGCAACCGCTCCGTGTTGGAAAATATAGGCAAGGTTCGTCAAAAGAAGATATTCAAACACTTAAAGATATGGTTTATAACTTGGGCAGTGATGCAGCTGCTGTAATATCTGAGAATACATTGATAGATTTCATTGAAGCATCACAAAAGCAAGCATCAATTGCAGTTTATAAAGATATGGCTGAATATGTAGATAAATGTGTTGCTATAAGAATATTAGGACAAGCACAGACATCGGATACTCAAGGACAAATCGGAGCATTAGCAAAAGCAAAAGTTGCTGATTTGATTCGCAATGATATTTTACTCGCTGATGCTAAATGGCTTGAACAACAAATTGATAATATTTCTAAACAATTATGTGAATTAAATTTTAGCAATCCACAGCCACCCTCTTTTGATATTATAACCAAGCCACCTGTTGATATGAAACAAAGAATTGAAATAGATGAGAAATTATGGAATATGGGTGCTGTGGACTTCCCGGAAGATTATTTTCATAAGACATATAATATCCCTCTGCAAGAACCAAAAAAAAATAAAACAGTTCCCGCTCTGGAAAGCAGGGATACATATATGATAGTAAATATAAAAGGCAGCCCAAAAAGTGGGCAATATATCAGAAAAGTAGCAAAAATATTCAATAAGTTTGAAAAAGAACTCCAAAAGTCCAATAATTATGATGCACTATTTGAGACAATCGGGGATAAAAAGAAAAAGGAATCATTTGTTAAAGAATATGGAGAGATTTTTGCAGAGGCACTTAAATTAGCATATCTGAAAGGTCATTATCCTAAAAAGAAAATCTCTGCGTCTTTGCGTCTTTGCGGTAAGGAAGATGACTTTGACATTGATTATACTTTGTTTGATAAGAAAGCATTAAAGAATTTTGAAGAAGAAGCGTTCATTGTTGCTGGTATAAATATAGAAGAAGCACTTGCAGATATAAAAAAATCAGCAGAAAAAGCAATATCACAGGGCATTCCTTTTATGGATTTTAAGAATGAAATCAAACTAAAGGGTTATACTATTGAGAATCCGTATTATCTTCGCACTAATTTTGATACTGGAATAAATAGTGCATATTTAGCAGGTAAATGGCAGGATTACGAAGATACAAAGGATGTTTTTCCTTATCTTAAATATAAAACAGTTGGGGATGAATTGGTAAGGGAATCGCATGCTGAATTAGATGGCTATGTCCTGCCTCTTGACGACCCTTTCTGGGATACATATTATCCGCCGAACGACTGGAACTGCTTTGATAAAGATACCGAAGTATATACAAATAAAGGATGGTTAAAATTTACAGAATTAAAAAATGATGAATTGTTTCTATCATTAGATCCTAATAATAAAAATGTAGAATGGGTTAGATCTATAAGACCTATATCATATCATTATAAAGGTAAAATGATTAAAATCAAAGGTCGGAATTTTAATTTGATTGTTACTCCAAATCACAATATTTTAATACAAAAATCATGGGATAGACATGAGAAAAGAGATAAATTAAAATTTATAAAAGCCTCAGAAATAGCAAGTGGTGATAGATTTTATAGAACATGCCAATGGAAAGGAATAGATAAATCTATAATAAAAATAGCTGGATTAAAATTTAAAACTGAAACATTTATAAAATTTATGGGATATTGGCTTGCTGAAGGTTCTTGTTCTATAAATAATAATAATCAATATGTAATAAAAATAGCACAAAACAATCAAATAAATAAAGAGAAAATAATTAAGAATCTTAAAGATTTTCCAACCAAATTATGGATTGGAAAAGATTGTATTTATATTAAACCAACTAAGCAATTAGGAGAATATTTAAAACAATTTGGAAAATCTTATGAAAAATATGTACCTGATATAATTAAAAATATGTCATATAAATATTTAAAGATGTTCCTAAATGCATATAAATTAGGAGACGGATATGATCAACCAGCAAAAATACATCCAATAAGTGGAAGAATATGTAAAGGAACACCTCATTATTTTACATCAAGTAAAAAAATGGCAGATGATCTTACTGAAATAATATTGAAATGTGGTAAAGTACCTTCTATTAATTTAATGAAAAATAAAGGGGAAAAAGTAAAATTTAATAATGGTTCTTATATAATAAATCATGATATATGGCGTATTAAAGAAACAAAATATCCATATTTTAATTTTAGAACTTATGAAGAGATTGATTATAATGATATGGTTTATTGTGTTGAACTTGAAAAATATCATATTCTTTGGGTAAGAAGGCGTGGCAAAACTGTATGGTGTGGAAATTGTCGCTGCTATACAGAGCAATTAACTGAAGAGGAAGCAAGTAAAGAAAGATTATTCAAAGAGAAACCACCGCATATCAAAATCGGTGATGAATTTAACAAAAATGCTGGTAAAACAGCACATATATTTGATAAATTTATAAAAGAAAAGGAGTAATAATGCTATTAAGAAATGATGATAACAGCAATATCATACAGGTGGGAAGTTATCCGCAATTGTATGATGATACACCAGGAACACCAGTCAAAAGCGGCGACACAATATCTGCTTTATCAAGTAAGACATTAAAGGTCCCTAACAATGCTGCAGAACTAATAATAACCCCCTCATCTGAAATATATTTACAAATGGACGGAATTAATTATCCTTTTTATGATGAGCAAGTATTTCCTGTTGCTCGTGTATCAGAAGTTATATTTTATAACCCGAATGAGACAGATGAAGTGACAATATATTTTTGGTTTAATTGTGTATAGAGGATATTATGCGATTAGGATTAAAGAATAATTTTGGACTCACGAAAAGATGGGTAAAAAAGGGCAATGTCTGGTGTCTTGGATATAATGGGATTGATAATTATGTTGATTGTGGAAATAATGAGAGTTTGAATATTGCTGATGCGATTACGATTGAAACACTGATAAGGGTATCTGTTATTGAAGATGTTTTTAAAACAATTGTTGCAAATAGCCCAGCAGCATATGAATACAATTATTGGCTTTACCAAAGAAATAATAGGATAGGATTTGTGATTTGGAATAATAATTCCAATACTAGTATCTTCTCAGATAATGTGATAACAGAGATAGACAATTGGTATCAAATTATTGTAACAGCACAAAAAAATTCTACTGTTAAGATTTATATAAATGGTATTGAAGAAGGTTCGGGAATAGCAGGAAATATGATATGGCCAACTATTGAAGTAAAAATTGGAACTCTACGAGAGCCTCCAATATGTTCATTTAATGGTATAATTGATGAGGTGAGGATTTACAATAGAGTAATTGACCAAAATGAAATTGAATACAACAGTTATAATGGGAATGTAACAAAAGCATTATTAAGTCCTCGCATAAAAAACAAATCAGGATTAGTAGGACACTGGAAATTTGAAGAAGGTAAATGGGACGAGAATAACTTTACAAGGGATTGGTCTGGAAATAAGAATCACGGAGTTGGGATGCCATTGGGGAATCCACCTGTGTGGACAAAAATAAAGGATACATTATGAGAGCAGTTATTTTACCGATAAATGATATAACTGATACAATGATAAGAGAATGTATTGATATATCAAGAAATAACAGAAAAGATTGCTCAAACAATATATCAGATGAAGCATTTAATAAATTCAAAGACAGTTGTATTAGAAGGAACAATAACAATACCAAAGGAATGTTATTTTGGTTTGGGGATAAACCACAATCTCTTTATGGTATAACTGAAGTTGCTGATATACATATAGAGTTACAGAAACCAGAGTGGACGCAAGATAACCTTATGTAAAAGAAAAAGCCCCAACTCCCTGTGGAGCCGGGGCTTCTTAATGTTAAGGGAGAGTTCTTCTCACCTTATCTACTGCCTTATTAACAGACTTAAATAAATCTAAAAAGCAATAAAGAATATATACTTCATTATCTTTATCTTTTGATAATAAATTAATATATTCCTCAAGAAAGCCTTCTAGAAAATCTAATTTATCCTGTATATCCAGAAGTGTTCGGGTATCTTCCACTGTTTCCATATTACACCTCCAAATATAGTTGGTCTGCTTCCTTATGGCAGAGATAATATCTCCCTGTTCTATGTCCACGAAGATTAGGAAGTCTAAATCCAACCTTTTTCAAAACATTCTCATATTTCTGTACTGATGAACGACTGGAATCAAGCAACTTTGCAGTTTCAATTTGCGTTAACTGTAACCAACGATAATGAAGCAATTTCTTAAACCAAATCTCACTCCTATTGCTATTGCGTTCTAAATAAAGGAATATCAACTCAGGCAACAATTGCGGATCAATCTGGCTGGCAAATTGTTTTACTCTGAAATAACTTTCTACTAATTCTCGCTGAACTCTCCACGATAAATCATCTGTTAATGACTTTACCAACATCAAATAACCGGTCTCGGTGAATAGGTTTAATCTTACAGTCATTTTTGAAGATACACAAAATTTTTGGGTATCTTTTTTCCCTTCCAAATGGAAGTAATCTTTACCTTCAATGAAATATCTTCTGTTTCTTCTGAAATTTTCTTGAAGGTTTCCTACCGGGACTTTATGCACAATAGCAATATCTTGATAGGTTATAACTCTTTGCCCTTTGTATTCACGGACCGGCAAAGTTTGTCCGCTGATGGTTATTTGCTTTTCCATCATTTCCTCCTAGCGTATTAATTCTTTTGGTATAAAAAAGCCGAGATCGAATCCGCCACACTAGGAAGCGTCCCTGCCCTCACGAGCAAGGAAATCTCGGCTCTAAATTCTAAACTTAAAACAATAAATTCCCTTTGAGGCAGGGACAGCCTCTAGTGTTTAAGATTCAGCGACAAACCTGTCAAAGGGTGAAATGAGTGTCAAGTTTTTTAAAAATTTAATCAAAACAATTAAAAGCCAAATCCTAATCCAAAATATATTGGGGTTTGAAGCGATGTTCCTATACAGAAAAATATAATACTCTTATATCTATAAATAGCCTCAAAGCCCAAATTGATAATATCTTTAGATTCTGTTTTTTGCCAAAAATCCCAGCCAGTTGCAGTTGATTTATACTGCTCATATTTCTCTTTTGTCCCCCAACCAGCATAAATTGCAGTTCCGAATTTATTAAAGAACTTTCCATATCCGATATGACCACAAAAAGTAGAATGAGTTGTATTAACAAGTTCCCACCATTCATATTGTATATCTACTTCTGTGCCTTCTGTAATACCATTATTATATGAATAAAAGCCGAAATAGATAAAATCTCCTGTGTTTTTATTTTTTAAACGAAATGCATCCAACATTCCATAGCTAGTAAGGATAAATCATTTTATTTACCTCCTATTTGTGTTTTCCAGTGCTGAATAATTCACTGTAATATCCATCTTTATTGTCAAAATTTTTTACATAATTTCTGTTTGTTTTTGTAAGTTCTTGTTGACTATCTCTTTTTATATACAATATCATAGATAGTCGCTTCTGATAGAAAATATCTTTTTCCTAGTTTCTTACATATCTCTAAAACTTTATATCCTCGTGTCTGCATATAAAGAAATTTCTTTGTAATCTCTTTGTTTCTTTTTTCCCTGTTCCTTTTGCCTCGTTTTTTAGTTTTTGTATTTCGCATACCTCTCCTTTATTTCCCTAAACTTCTCCTCTACATAAGATGCATTACCCCTTACTCTCTCAATTATGAGTTCATTAAAAAGTGAATAAATTTGTTTTGGAAGTTTATAGTTCTTATATTTGCCTTCTTTTTCTAATTGAAACACATAAAATTTCAGATCTTCAAGTTTCTTAAATGTCCACCAATCCTTTATTTTTCCTTTCTTTTTTTGCTTTTCTTTATAATCCAAATAATATTCATTCAAATATCTTTCAAAATGACAAGGTCTATAAAGTGTTGTCGGAGCAAGATACCCCCGCATTTTGTCATCATCTAACCACTGTTTTGCCTTTATAATGTGAACCTTCTTGAAGTCATCTATTGTAAATCCTTCGTTCATTCTTGCCCTAATCAATGCTTTTGTAACTTTAGATGCAATACGATATGATTGTCCAGTTACTTTATTTAGATGTGTAATGATACATTCATACACATTAGGAGAGACGGGTTTTAAGCCCGCCTCTCTTTTTTTTTGCTCCTGTTTTATCATTCGCTGGTGGTACCTGATCAGCCGTTCATCCCAAATATCTTTGCCAAATAGTGCAATTGCTTGTTTGTATAGTTCCTTGAGCATTGATACCTCTTTATTAATTCACCACAGAGACACAGAGAACACAGAGAATAGTTTGTCTCATAGATGTGAAAAATTCAGGACGATTGGTTCAAATCTTCCCTCATCTTTTTTTTCACGGAAATTATAACAGCATCAGAAATTAAGTCCATTGCTTGTTTCCAATCAGTATCATTTATTTTCAACTTCCGTAATGATAATATCATTTTCACATCCACATTCCCTGTTTTATCTACCTTAAAAGCATTATTTACAATTGCAACTATTCTTTTATCTGATGCCTGTGACCATTTCATTATACATTTGTCAATTTTCTGCTTTGCAATTTGCAATTTCTCATCAAAAGCAATTTTTTTTGAGATTTTCACTTCAACTTCTTTATCTCTGGTGAAGTTATATAGTTTAGTATTCCCTTGCCAATTCTCATCATATTCATTCGCTATTTGATTAAGATATTCTCTAACTATTTTTGCTATTTCTTTTTTCGCATCTTTAATGGTTTTCTGCAATAGTTTTACTTTTTTTATCACTATTTCTACCATTTGATCCCTTTTCTTTTCATTTAACGGGATGTATTTTTCCGGCACGAGCATCCCTTCTGCATCTCTCCAGTATGTATGCCTACCCTTTTTTATTATATCAGCCATTTTGTCTGCCTCCTTAGAATATTTCTTTTTTATTCTTTATATTTTTAAAATTTATACATGCTAAATGATCGTGAGCAATAAGGTGTTTATAGTGGTCAGAACGCGGACAGTTACATTCTCCTACTATCCTATCACGGACAACAAAATATAAACACCTATAACATAATTGGTGTCTGTTTTTCTCCATAAAAGCATCTTCTCTTCTGCTCATTTTTCTTACCTTCTACTATATCTCCGCATAATTGCAATTATACCTCTTTTTTCATTCTCATTTAACTTTTGAAAACTATCTTTATGATATTTTGCTTTTAATAACTTCTTAAACCGCCCCTCACTCCAGCCAGCACTTTCATATAATCTTTTCACTAAATAAATACGCTTATCAAATGGGGTATGCTCATTCACAACAAAAAAGAACTTATCAAAGCGTTCCAATACTTTTGCGATCTGAACATTTGTCATTTTCGTCAAGTGCGGTTCCTGTCCAAAGCCCCATTCTGATAATAAAAAATGAAGAGCATCATAATCAAATCCCTGTTTCCTTGCGAGCATATAGATAAGCCTGATTGCTTTCTTCTTAGATATTTTTCTCATTATTTATATCGTTTGGGATAATGTGGTAAGGGTTTTATAATTGGGCATTCTTTTACTTTAGCATAATATTTGAATGTCTTTTCACTTTGCCAAATCGCTCCTTCCCAATATAATGCTCTTAAATATAAATTTACATTGTGTTTATCTAATTTCACAATTTCAGCAATCTTAGCGCAACTAACCCCTTTGTGAGAAGTAAGAACTGCCCATATCTTTTTTAGAGTATTAGCCCTCCGCATATCAACACTTTTTACTTTTTTTTTGTGATAATAGTGATTATAGTAATAATACTTTGGTATCTTTACGCCTTTTACTTGCGTTATTCTGCCACTTTCTCTGAATATCTGAAGATATTTTCTTACTGTTCTAGAACTCACTCCAGTTATATCTGCTATGTCATTTGCACAAAACATTCTGTCTATCTGAATTATGTAATTCAGAATTTTTCTCTCAATCTCTGTCATAAATCCCCTATATCAATTATTTGCTTATTGTCTCTTTTCGCAATTTTTTCAATATAATCAAGAATTTTAATTGATTGCCTTAAATTCCCATCTGTCTTTTTATGCACATAATCTAACAGATTGTCTGTTATTTTAATATTAGATAAATTTTTATAGATATTCATTAAATCTGTTTTTGTGTTTTTTGTAAATTTATAAAAGAACGCACACCTGTCAAAATAGTGTGGATTATACACCTTTAACCGCTTTTTTGTATCTTCTTCTCCAACTAATATTATAGTTGCAAATGATTTGTCTATAAAGTCCCTGATAATTTCTAATACATCCCATTTCTTTTCCATTATCATCAGATTTATTTCATCTATCATAATGACTAATTCTGGATTTGACTGAAACATCTCTATACAAAGATTTTCTAGTGTTGATGTAAATCCGCTAATAATTGACTCATCCGAATTGATTAGCCAATTCAATCGTTGATATATTGCTTGTAAAAATGATTTAGGGGTATATGTGGCATTTATTCGTAAATATCCCCAATTATTACTAAAAGCGGTTTTTTCAGCATATCTTGTTTTCCCATACCCAGGCGGACCGTAAATGAGACCCAGCCCTCGTTGTTCTGTTTTAGGACGACTCAATAACTCACTTATCATCTTATTTGCCCGTTTCACATTCTCCGTTTCAACCAGTATATTTGTTTTCATGTCTTCTCCTTTTATCCTAATCCTAATTGATCTTCTAATTCTCTCAATCTTTTAGCCTTTGCTTTATTCTCTTTCTCCTCTTCACTCTCTTCATATCTAAATGATTCCATATGTTGCTTTATTCTTTTATCAATTTTTACATATATATCATCATCTTTATTTTTATGATATTCAAGAAGAATATTGGAATTCTCCTGCCCAATCAACATATTATCTATAGGATCAACATCCCCAAGCATTTCTAATTCTTTTTTTGCTAAATATTTAGTTTGTTTTTTTAGCCATGCCTGTTCTCTAATGTTCCGTTTTAATCGTTCAATGTCCAATTCTTTGCTTTCACTTATTTTTATCATTGGATGAATGCTTTTAATTGCATGTGCTTTACATATTAATTGTTTTTCCTTATCATATACTAATATCCACCCCAAATCATTAAAATCATATCGTATATCAACCTGCTCTCCCTGCCTACCATACATATTTTTATGATAATAATTTATACCCAGGAATTCAATTCCGTTTCTACGGATGACTCTATTTTCATCTGCTAACATCAGATAATAGAGTTCCTCCTCATTTACGCCGGGCCCCTTTCCAGCCTCCCATATCTCTCTGGGGGTTTTTCCTTTCAACCCCCGATGTGGTTTATTTACATAATAATCCATCCAGCCCTGTATCAATAGCATTGCTTCATGCAACTGAAGTGGCTTTCTTTCATATATCTTTTTAATCCATTTTTCATTTCTTAATAAATACGGTGGTTTATCTTCAATACTTCTGCCCCGATATGAAGGCATTAACCGTTCAAATGACTCATTAAAAGTACCAAAAAATCGTTCTACCGTTTTTGCTCGTGCATTATAAGGCATAGCAAAGCATTCATCAATTCCCAATCTGCAATATAATCCACCTAATTCCCATTCTAAATCTATCTCTCTTGTGAAAAACTTTGATTTAAACGCCTTGCCATTATCAAGATATACAGATTTGGGATACTTGCCTAAGTTAATAATAGCATTCCGAAGTGCATTAGAAATCGCCTGTGTATTTTCCTGAAGCATAATAGACCCACCAGCAGGATAACGAGAAGCCCAGTCCAAAAACACTATAAAAACCATCCTTGTTTGCTTGCCTGTTATTGGATTTATTATATCAAAATTCAATCTATGCCCATCTGCAATTAACACATCGCCAACATTTAACACAGACGGATCTCGCTGGACATACTTAATCATTTTGTTTGTAAGAACTGATTCGCCTTCACGCAACAATGTTACTATATCTTTATGTTCGTTTGTATAATCTTCTAAAAACCTCCGCATCGTTGCGTCAGAACATTTAATCTCTATTTGTTCCTTTTTGAATTTATACTTCACAAGATTTATACATGTGCCTATTGATATACTGTTTTGATGCAGATAAAATTTTAATAATTGTTTTTTTACTTGCTCTGGAACCTTCCTCCCCTTTTTTGATTTGTTATATTTTAATATAAGTGATGTGTAATCATTACCTGAATCTCGATATATCTTTATCCAATGACGAACCGTACTCTCTTTTATTTTACCAACGATATTATAAATATTCTCATCAAGATTAGAAGTGTTATATGCATTAACATATTCAGTGAAAGCCGATGTTTTCTTTTTGCCTTTTCGTTTTGCTGAATTCATGTATTTAATGATATTTCTACACAAAAGCCCCTTTGCCTTTGCTAATTTATCCTCCTGATGCAGCGCAGGCAAAGAACCCTGTGCTACATCAAAGGGATAATCTGCTTTTTGGTTACTCGGGTTACTCGGTTTTTGGTTACTCGGGTTACTCGGTTCTTGGTTACTCGGGTTACTCGGTTCTTGGTTACTCGGGTTACTCGGTTTTTGGTTACTCGGGTTACTCGGTTTTTGGTTACTCGGGACAAAATAATATTTAATTTTAATATTTCCTTTTACAACCTCTATTTTCTCTTCCCATCCTTCTTTTTTTGCTCTTTTATAAACCGCAGGGCGAGAAATATTCAACATCTTTGATATTTGCTTAGTAGTAAGCCATTTCATAATATTGTCCTTATTCTTGGGCATTATTTTAGTTTTAAAATGGAATATCATCGTTAATACATTCAGTAATTTCTTCCACTATCTTTTTTGAATATCCTGTCCACTGATAATAAGGCATAGAGTCCTTAAATATTATTGCAGTAGGAACGCTTCTTACTGCATATTTTGTAATAGATTCAGGGTTTTCCTCTATGGAAATAATTCCATTTGGCTCTATGCCATTCCTTTCCAGTCCATCTATCAATTTGTGGCAATATCTACAGCTGCTACTTATGAATATATATAATTCCATCACTATTCCTCTAAAATGCTTGTTAGCATCCATTTATAGAGCATACTATATTGCTATTATATTAAAACAATCTGAGCAATAGGCATCACCTCTCCAAAACCATGGATTAAGGATTGGTTTTCCACACCTGCAGCAGAAAGTTGCTTTTGACCATTTACATTCGTCCATTGCTTTTATAGAAACAAGCCCCAATATACGACATCTAAATAAAATAGTATCTCTTGTTTCCATTGTTTCAATAAGATTTGTGCATTCCTTACATGTCTTTTTCATAATATTTTTCCTTATTTTAGGGTGGCATTAGATAGCAAATAACGCCACCCATAGAGTTTCACACTTCTGGAATATTGCTTTGCAGATAACTCCCCAGAAACTTCATTCTCTTACTTTTATCAATTTCTAATTTAACAGCAGATATTCCTCCTATAAGCACTGTAACAGCAAACCCGATAATTAATATCTCTAACCACATTATATCCTCCTCTTATCCCTTATTCCATCGTATATTACTGCTATAATAAGTGCTAATGCATACGGCAGTATCACTATAGCGTTTATTGGAAGATTCACCAAATATCTATAATATCCAACAATTACAGAAATCAAAAGTCCGACAAACATTATGTTTATCATCTCTTCTCCTATTCTTAATTTATATATTTTTTTAGATGTTGTAGGTATGGAGATAATTCTTTTCTAATAATTGGGCGGTATTTTTTGGCTATTCTATCACCATTTATGATCCTTGTTAGATAAGACTGAGAGATTCCTATCTTTTTAGCGAGTTCTTTTCTCTTTATATTGCTTAGTAAAAGTGCTATTTGTAAGCGTTTTGTTGCTGTTTTATCCATATTCTCCCCTATAATTTCTTGATATAAAATTGACACTTTTTTTTATTTAGTCATTAAAGTGCCAAAGGAATGAAATTTGATAATTATGTCAAATTATTTTTTGCTTTTTTTGATAAAAATTTTTACATATCTAACAAAAGAGGGATTATTATGCTATCTAATAGGATAAAAAAAATTAGAAAAATTTTAGATTTAACTCAAACAGAATTTGGTAATAAATTACAAATACCTTTTTCTACTATATCAAGATATGAAAATGGAGAAGTTAAGCCTGGTTTTGATGTATTATACAAAATAGGCAAAATATATGATGTTAATATGAATTGGTTATTTACAGGAGAGGGCAGTATGTTTAAGGGTAGTGGTAATGGTGCGGTGAATGTACAAACAAAGATAGCCGAGTTAGAGGCGGAGGTAACTCGGCTAAAAAAAGAAATTTCAAAATTGGAAAAAGATAATAAAACACTTAATACTGAACTATTAGGGCGGTTAAGAGAGTTGTTAAGATTGCATAAGAAATTAGAATTATCCCAGATAAGGAGTTAAATAAAAAATTCTCAAACCCGTTGCAACTTTTCTCAAACCCAGTGCAACAAAAAGTAAAAAAAATAACATTTTTACCAAACTAAAATTCAGCAAAAAACTCTTAATATACTAATTTATAAATAAATACCAATTATCTATAAATTACCATACTTACTGCCACCCCACA